TTATAAACTTTCCGGTAAAGTTAATTTTACTGTGAAATTTGACTGAGGTATCCCATCCGAATGACATAAAATTTTAATCTCAGGATTGAATGAAACCTGTGCATGTATTAGATCAGCAATTCTTTTGACATTATATAATCCATATCCTTGACCTGAAATTTCCATCTTTTTGGCATTTTCTGATCTAAAACCCTTTTGGCCAAGCCTTTCAACTTCATGTTTTACTAAACTAGGCCCAATGGAATGAATCATTAATTTGACATGATTCCCATCAGAAATAGTTGAAAATTCAATAGTTCCTCCACGCAAAGAATATTTAATAGCATTGTCTAATATTAAATCTAATAATTGTTCGAAATAAGGAATATAGGTTTGGATTTGGATAGAATATTGCACTTCATTCAAATCCACTTTTAACCCTTTTTGGGTTAAGGAGTTTTGACGCACATTCTTTGCTCTTGCTACCTTAGATCTTAAATCTATATAACCTGGTGCACAATTAGCACTAGCTTCTTCCTCATCATCTAATGAGCTTAATAAAACCCATCCATAGTAGCTATCCCAAGCATCTTTAATTTGATTTAAGGCCGTATTAATTTTTTTTAAATCAGAAGGATCTTCAACTTTAGATTTTAGGCTTTCTAAATGTTTAAAAGAAGTTTGTAAACCTATTTGTATATCTCTAGATAGGTGTCTAAATCTTTCCATCATTTGACCAGAATCAACCATTTTACTTCCCCCCCAAGAAAGGCATTAAAATTTTAGTTATTTGCAAGCCTGTTAATCCAAATTTGACTAATGTATCACATTCAACAATATCTCTTTTTGAAGATTTAAGAATCAACTCCTTCGTCTGTTCAGGAGACCACTTAAATTTTTCTCTGAGCATATTTATTAAAAGAACATCTTCAACAAATGATCTTCGAAACATTTCTATTTCTTTTTCACCTATATCTAAATGAGATAGTCGTTTTCTTATAAACTTCCATCGAGCAGCAGGATATTTAAATACTTCAGCTAACTTGTCATAATTTAACAAAAAATCTTCTAAAGCCCAATCTTTGACAAAAATCATATCCAAGCAATCGTTCTTTTTTAATTTTGATGAAATAGCCCCAGGATTCCCTGTATATGCAATAATTACATGGAAAAGGTATTTATTACGAAGATCTTCCATTACACCAACTCCGTCAAGATCTGGATAAATAGTTGAACCTACGCCTCTAACATCACAAATGATGATATCGAAGCTTGAAAAATCGATAATTTTAGTTTTTTGATTAACTTGTGTTGTTGGTTTGCAATAATCATTGAAATGAGTAACTTTCGCACCACGACTTTCTAAAGCATCAACCCATGGAAATGACTCATCATCTATTATTGCTACTTTCAACTTTCTCTGTTTTCCTAACAAGTTTTCTAAACTAACTTCCAATGTTTCAGGGTAAGTATTTTTAGATTTATATTTAACAATCAAAGTAAAAATTCTGAGTTTAATTTTTTCAAACCAACCTTTTTTAATCACTTAAGTCTCCAGATAATATAATATTAATAAGTTGTTAATTATAAACTTTATATTTGATTTTTATTTTTTTTACAAAAACTTTATGATAGATATTTAACATAATCGAAGTTATGGGCAATAAAAATTTAAAAGTTATTATTTTTCAAAACCTTAATATTTTTATATTTCAAAAATGATAAAAAGCACACTTGCAATCTTCTTGCTAGTTTTTTAGAGGCATTCGATAGGTTTCTTTAAACGAAATGATTAAAAGTAATAAAAATAAAACCTTTCCAGATTTCTCATTAGTCACAATTCTGAAACTACCCTCAATTTCTGCGGACAAATCTCGGGATAATTTGAGCCTACTGTAAGCCTAGGCTTACAAGAATTTAGGGAATTTGCCAATATACGGATTTCATTCAGTTTCTTATCATGGACACATAGAGAGCAGGATGCTCCAGATAAGAATAACAAGATAAGATACAAGGAATGTAAAGGTACGACAGGAGTCAGACCAACGCATCAAATACGTAAAAAAGCCCGACAGGATGTCGGGTTTTTTTATGCCAAAAATATTTACAAATTAATAATCTAACTACTTACTAGGTAATAAAAGCTCATATTCTTTGAATTTTATAACCTCAACCCCTAACCATTCATTGATCTGTTTTAGTAGGTTTTGGTAATACACAATTTCATTGTAATAAAAAACTTTAGCTGCCTTTTCGACATCACCAAAACCACCTGCATTTTGCGGTACTACACCAATCAATTGAGGTGGTATACGATGCCCTGCTAATTGATCATCACGACTGGCAATTTTAATATTATAGAATTCATCTTTAGCTGCAACTTCGGCCAATGGAATAACTTTAACACCATCCTTCGTTCCACCAGGTGTATAAACAAGTAAATTTTTAAAGTTCCCTGCCCCTTTTGAGTTTTCCAGTGAATCCTCTAAATCATCAACATCTTGCTGACCTTGCAGCGCATCTGTCATATGTAAAATAAAACCTGCGTGTGCACCATTTTTATAATAACGACGACGGAATAGCGTTGCTGCTTCATTCAGTAAAATCGCATTAACACTACTTAAATAATTGGGCACACCGTAAATTTCTTGACCGATATCGGATTCATAAACATGAATCATATCTTGTGGCGCAAATTTATAATTATTGCTTTGATCCCAATCTAGTTGGTAATAACTGGATAAATCTAAACCACGACGAATATTGAGTGCTGGTCTAGATCCAATCCCAACAATTCCATTGAAGCGATTCCTTTTGATATGTGCATAGCAATTGGCAAAGGTTAAAAGATTCAAAGCCAAAGCATTAAACTCATGCCGACTTAATAAAGGATGAGGAATGTAATCACTGGTTAAGATATTACGTTTTACAATTAAAGCACTGGTGTGGTGACTCGTTGCACGAAATAATTTTGCGGTGGCCAACATGTCATATGGAAGCTCATACCAATCTTGCCATTTAGGACAATAGCCATATTCAAATAGGTCATGCCCATCTAAAACAGGCTGCGCTTCCCCAAAATTCTTACATATAATTTTACTGGTTGGAGCAGCTACTGTTTGATGTGTTGGCAACACACGAAAGCGATCCAACTGCTGAGATAGCATAGATTTAAAATTCATGAATTAAATACCTTGATTCGGCTACGTGTAGCGCCATGTTGAGATTGATCAGTGATATCGACAATCGGTGCTCTTTCTAATCCATTCATGATCGCCCAAGCCATATCTCCATGGCCATTTTCTGCAGATCGACTGGTAATTAAAGTTTTGTTGCCACCACCACTGGTCAGGGCTTTTTTGATTGATAAAAATGCTTTCGCTACAGTTGTTAAACCTGCGTCGAAATGTAATCTACGTTTTTGAAATAACTCTTTTGCACGTAATCCCATACGAATTTTTAACTCAGGGTTATAATTCAATCTTGTCAGTGCTGGGAAAAATTTAGACACATGCTCTGAAACAGAAATACCATTCCCTGTATTATCGATTCCAATGAAAGAGACGTTATAACGTCCGCAAACCTTTTTAATATACAGGGCTTGTTCTTGTGCAGTCTGACCTTTGAATTGTTTTACTTCTAGAATTCGATAAGGTGATAAAGGCGTTTGCGGTGGTGCAATCACCGCAAGAGCAGCGTTATCTCCCGTAAATGATGGATCATAGCCAAGCCAAACTTCACCACTATAATGCGGTGCTTCTAATGGATTAAAATCTTTCCAGACTTGCCAAGAATCCACCATATTGGGTGAAATTATTTTAAGTGGAAAATATGAACCGGCATCATCTATGAATTCACAATCGTATAAATTTGCATATTCTTCTTCACCATATCTTTTTAATAATTTTTCACGGTTAAATAAATTACAACCTTTGGCTTCAGCGTCTGCAAGTGTAACAATTTGACGTGTAATGTCATCTGCACCTTTAACAGGCATTTTTAATGCAGCTTTACTGACATCTATTTCAATTGGTAATTTACGTTCACCATCCGTACCAGTCCAAAATTTATAAGCATCATGTAAAATACTGGATGGCGTAGACATATAAATTTCTTTATAAATCTCTTGCGATGCCATAGCCGATGCAACTCTTTTAAATTTTAAGAAATTGCGAATCCAAAAGAACTCATCCATGATGACATCACCATGGCGACCTTGTGCTGTCAGCGCATTTGTCCCTAAATAATAAATTGTTGCTTGTTTAACTGGACCGTTAATAACAATCGGGTCACCAGTTAAATCAATTCCGCATATTTCTAGTGCAAAGGCTTTTACATATTCAATGAATTGATATGCCTGCGCTTTAGAAGCAGACATAAAAATTTTGTTTTTCCCTGTTTTTAAAAGGTCAATTAGTGCCCATAACGCAATAATATGGGTCGCACCAATTTGTCGAGATTTAAGCAAAATAAAAATATCGCTTTCATCAATTGCTTTCATCCATTCCTGTTGGTAAACAAATAAAAAATCTTGAAATGCTTGCTCAAGCAATACCAAATCATCTTCGGTAATTTGATTTTTAAGTTTGCGTTTTTTAGGTTTGTTATTGCGATTTTCTAATTTTGGATTGAGATCCGTTTGTGTACCACCTGCACGGTATCTTTCTATTCTTGCCCAACGTTCGAATTGGCTACCAATAAAATCCATTTCTTTATAATTGGCATTGCTCTTATTTTCCATAAAAGTCAGTGTCATATAACGGACTTTTAAACCAAGCATTACATCATCAAATAAATCTGCTTTTTCCCAACTGTCACGTTGCTTCCAACTTTCTACCGTTGCCCGATTTTCTTCTAATTGTTTTGAGATTTCAGACACAGTCATACCCATTGCAAATAGGATTCGTCCATGTTGCCGTGGGTTTAGGTTCTCGAAAGTCAAAGGATGTGCTGTATTCATGCGCTTAATGTAGCGCTATGTGTTCATTTTCAACGAATAACAAAATCCTGATTAAGCGTTAAACAGGATTTAGATCGTTGCGACCTCCCTGTCATCACAAGCAGACTGCATACATCAGAAACATAGATGGAAATTTAAATAATGGGACTACCAGGAGAAGGACGTGTAGAAAAACGCTTTCGAGTTGCCCGTGAAGGTCAAACGGTCGATGGTCGTGAATTGAGTCGTCAAGAAATTCAAGACATGGCCGATACATACAATCCTGAACATTATGCAGGGCGCATCAACATTGAGCATTTTGCTGGCTGGTCACCTGAACCACCATTTAATGCATATGGCGACATTATCAAAGTTGAAGCTGTTGAAGAAGGCGGAAAACTTTGTCTTTACAACACAATTTCTGCCTTACCAAATTTTGTGGCCATGAATAAAAATGGACAGAAAATATTTCCCTCAATTGAGTTTTATCGCAATTTTGCAGGGACAAATAAAGCCTATCAAGTCGGTCTTGGCATGACTGATCAACCTGCATCACTGGGAACTCAAGCCATTAAGTTTTCATCAAATCAATTTTCTTTACGCACTCAACCCGATTCGGAGATTTACATGTCATTGACAGCTCCAACTGAAATCAATTCAGTTCCAACCGATCAAAAAGGTTTATTAGAACAACTTAAAACCTTACTCACACCATCAAAGCCGACTGAAAGTGAAGATGAGTTTAAAAAGGTGGTTACCCAGGGTCTTGTTGCTGTTTTTGCATCGATCAAAGACTTGAATGAGAAATTCAGTACATTGAGTCCGGCACCTGCAACAACTACAACACCTGTTACAACGCCTGTAGCTCAAACCACAGAACAACCTGCAGCTGCGCCACAAGATGATTTAAGCAAAGTACTCGAACCAATTTTGCAATCAATTCAAGGTTTACAAACTCAATTCAACCAACTTTCAACGACTCCAGTCAATCTTCCGCCTGCAGCTGCAGGCGGTGAAGCTGACAAAGTTGATTATTAATAGGGATACAAATAAATATGTCAGTCGCTCTTAATCCCATTGCCCGTACAAAATTATCTGCTTATATGGCCGATGTTGCCCGTGCTAATAATGTTGAAGACGTTAGATATACATTTGCAGTTCAGCCTGTCCCTGAACAAAAAATCATTGCTGCTTATCAAGAAGCAGCAGATTTTTTAAAGCAAATTAATATATTTCCAGTGGACAATGCAAAAGGTGAAAAAATTGCCCTGCTTGTAGGTACTACCATTGCAGGGACAACTGATACTCGTGTCAAAGCACGTGCACCAACCGCAGTCGGTTCGCTCGATTTACAAGATGAATATGATTGTACTCAGACTAACTATGACGTTGCCTATTACTGGTCATTACTAAATGCATGGAAACACCATCCAAACTTTAAGGCCAAATTACAATCTATGGTTGTTCGTGCAGTAGCATTGGATAAATTATGCATTGGTTTTAATGGCCTATATCGTGCGCCGACTTCAGACCGTGTGGTTAATCCCCTTTTACAAGATGTAAAAAAAGGTTGGCTACAAAAGATTCGTGACAATGCGCCTGAGCAACATTATGCAGGCGTTGATGACGGCACAGGAAAACTTGTCACCAAAATTGGCGCAGGCAATGAGTTTAAAACACTGGATGGTTTAGTTGAATTTGCAGTTGAAGAATACATCGCAGAACAACATCGTGATAGCGGTTTAATCGCAATTTGTGGCCGTGGGGTACTCAGCGATAAATATTTACCATTGCTGAATACCATTCAAGATCCAACGGAACAATTGGCTGCTCGTACAATCTATGCCAATAAGCAGCTTGGTACTTTACGTGCCCTGCATGTGCCTAAATTCCCTGCAAAAACCATTCTAATTACGACGCCTGACAATCTATCAATTTACCTTCAGTCAGGTACTTTAATGCGTTCTATTGCTGAACAGCCTGAATGGGATCGTGCTGTGGACTTCCAATCCGTGAATGAAGATTTTGTGGTGGAAGACTATACAAAGGTAGTTCTTATCGAAAACATTGAGGTACAAGACTAATGGCAACGAATTCAATGCGTGAACATCGTGAAAAGATGCTCGCAATCAAAGCGCAACAACAAGCAAAAAGCCAAGATCCACGCTTAAAAAGTAAATCGGTCATTATGGGCTTTGATCCAGCTTCACCTGAAGGCGATAAAACCGTAATCGTTCCACCATCTCCAACGGCAAATATTGAATTGCGTTTGTTCAATCACATGAACCAATTGAAAGAAAATAAATCAATTCAAGATCGTATTGAAATGAAAAAGCAATGGTTGCCAGAATATTTGGGTTACATCGATGGTTGCCTAGCTGTTTCCCCTTCAGCTCAAAATACAACATTAGTGACTTTAATGATTTGGGCCATCGATGCTGGTGAATATGAACTCGCAGTTCGTATTGCTGAATATGCAATTTTGAATGAAATGGTGATGCCTGAAGGCTACAGCCGTGGCATTGCCGAATTCGTTACAGAGCAATCTGCTAGTGATTTTATTGATGATTCCGAATTAGCCGTCGCTCATGCTGAATTGATTAAAAAAATCATCGAGCTGGGTGTCGGTGAACAAATGGTCGATGAGGTCCGTGCCAAAATTTTCCGTGCGTTAGGGGATGCATTAAACGAGGCTCAGCCTGTTGAAGCCCTAATTGCGTATAAAAATGCTTTGCGCCTCAATAGTAAAGTTGGCTGTAAAAAAGATTTAACAGCCCTCGAAAAACGATTGAATAAGCAAACAACCGAGTCGTCTCCCGACGCCACTGTCGGCTCGCAGGCTGATACATCTGCAGATCAAACTGCCGATGCCTCAGTACCTGCGTCCACCGACTCCACCACGGCTGCGGAGTAGGTCAAATGTTACTAAATGCACCTGTACCTGATAATGAAGTCGAAAATCCTGATCCAATGCGTCCCAATGTCAGTATTTTAGATTTGTTGGGTCAAGTGCGTTTAGACAAATCCCAAGGCGAAGTACTGCTGACTGAAAAAATCATGCTCGCCATGGATAACATTAATGATCAAACACTTTTACTTAATATCGAAACTGATACTCAAATTCGATATTACAAACGTGCAGTTTGCTATGAAGCGGCTGCACTGATTTGTGAAGATAATTTAGATTTTGATACCACAACAACGGGACAAACCCGGGGTGAAAATCAACAAGTTAAAACGCAAGCTTTACGTCGAACAGTGAATTACAGCGTCGGTAAATTAATCAGTAAAGGCAGACCAAAACGTAACCGAGTAAAACTGATATGAATCAGATCAAAGCAATTCAAAATGATACTTTTGATTCAATCGCTTACCGCTACTTCGGCAATCAGTCGGTAGTCATGTTACCTGCATTGCTTGAAGCAAACTCAAATTTGCAACAAGTAGTTTTACAAGAACACCAAGTTATTAATTTACCTGAACTAGTACAAGCTCAACGGCCTCAGACAATTAAATTATGGGATTAGTTATGTTTGAACACTTAACTTCCCTCAAGGGGAAAACGATGAATGATCCGCTGTCAATTAAGGGGTTACCATGGCTTTTTAAAATTATTGCAGCGATCATGGGCGCGATTCTCGCCTTGATTTTAAGTGGTGATATTGACACCCAAGGTCGTATAAAAATCACCGTTGGCTTGATTTTAAAATTTTCGATTAGTGTAACCATTAGTTTATATGGTGGTGCTGCTTGCATTGAATATTATCAATTACAGCATTACTCACATATGGCTCAAGGTTTTGTGATGTTACTTTTTGCCGTGTTTGGCATGTTACTGATTGGTATTTGGTATCAATCTATGCAGTTACTCAAGGGTAAAACCTTTAGCGAAATTATTGCTGAAGTTAAAGCTGCTTTTGCTGCAATGTTCAATAAATAAGGAAATCATCATGTCACTTACATTTGATCAAGCCTTTGAACGTCTCATTGGCCATGAAGGTAAATTTACAAATGATCGTCAAGACCGTGGCAATTGGACGACTGGTGTAATTGGTAAAGGTCAACTCAACGGCACAAAGTATGGTATTTCTGCCATGACTTATCCTGATTTAGATATTAAAAGTTTAAGCCTTGAACAAGCCAAAAATATTTATAAACGGGATTGGTGGGACAAGATCAATGCCGATCAGATCGACCCTGCCCTTGTCTTTCAAGTTTGGGATTTTGCCATTAATGCAGGTATGGGAACTGCCAAACGTAAACTACAATTGGCTGTAGGCGTGTTAGATGATGGCATTATCGGAAACTTAACCATTCAAGCCATTAATAAAGCTGATTTAAATGATATTTTATTGAAATTCAATGCAGAACGATTGAAATATTATACAAGTTTAAGTACTTGGCCACGCTACGGAAAAGGTTGGACCTTACGTGTTGCAAGTCAGTTAAATTATGCAGCATTGGATAATTAAATCATGATCGCCTTGATCGGTTTAAAAACTTTTTTGCAAGAAAAATTGCCGGATATGACTGCAGACAAATGCCATTTATTTATTGTGAATGGCACTCAAGCAAAAGGTTATCTAGATTATACCGTTCGGCTTTTATTTCTTGATTATCGCTTAGATCCAATTGAAGTCATCATGCTAATTCGGAGTTGGCTTAAATCTCAAAATCTGCATTTAGACACCACAGGCAATGATCTACAAATTTCATTTAGTTCTGAAATTATTGATAAAGATACCTTTGACCTTGAAGTTGACTTTCCTCAGCGCGATAAAGTGGTAATAGAAGACCAGGGTTATCATATTTGCCCTGAGCTAGTATGGAGTGATTTACAAGGTGGATTCATTCCAAAAGGATCAGAATAATGAAGTCTTTTGCTGCCTTAAATCGTTGGTTTGATCAATTCTTTAAACATCTAGAACCATCTCAACGTCGCGAATTGATGCGTCGTTTGGCTCAAGGATTAAGAATACGATCTAAAGACAGAATTAGTCAGCAAAGAGATCCAAATGGTAATCGTTTTACACCAAGAAAAAGAGATCAAATTGGAAGTATTAAACGTAAAGGTGCCATGTTCAAAAAGATTGGCCAACAATTAAAAACAGAATATTCAGCCGACAAAGCTTCAGTAGGTTTTGGTGGACGGACGGCTGTCATCGCTGAAGCCCATCAAAAAGGTAAAACCATTAAGCCTAGTCGTTATGCCAAAGCCACCAAGTATCCTATTCGAACATTGATGGGTTTTAGCAAAGACGATGAGATGTGGATTAAAAAACAAATTCAATATTATTTAAAGACAACTAAAACCAACTAGTTTTGGGAGTAGCACTGTTCTCGATTACAATTTCCGCTAACGTTTTCATAACAGGAACGAATGGTTGAATAATTTTTTCATTGTCAGAGAAGGGTACCCAACACTCTAAACGATCATATTTATCGCTGGAATGTACTAATAAACATCGAATAAAATAAATTATTCCAGCTAAATTAGGTAATGCTCTATTACCGTTTTTATCAATTGCCAGTGAAAGAGCATCTGTTGGATTTTTTTTAAAAAAATTACTGTTATTATTAACGTGAATATCTAATTTATATTTATCAACCAAACCAATGATTTCTGCTTCATTTGTATATTTATTCACAACTTTCTTTAAGCTCTCTAATTCATCATTTCTATTTTTGAAAGCTATAATTTTATCTAAAATTATAGCTGCTTTTTCTTTGACATCTATAGTTGAATTGAAAATATTTTGTTCAATTTCAATCAACATTTGCTCCTCTGTAACTTTGAGAAAAAAATACTCAAGAACTTGATAATAGTATAAAAACTTCTGACTCATAACTTCTGTATAAGTTGCAGCTTTGTAATAACTTATAACTTTTTCATCAATTTCTTTTAGTAAAATATCTGAACTTATCTCAGAGAAATCGTCATTTCTAACAAGTTCAGGTAAAAAATAGATTTTATTATTTAGAAAAAAGCTTACATCATCTTTTTTCGCTGCTAAATAAAGAACTTGCTCGACTTTATTTACACATTCAGAAAAAGTTTTAGGATCTGAATAATTTATTGTTCCTTTTTTTTCCTCTTCTTTGAAATGCATTGAAATTGTAAACTCTCTGCTTCTTAAAAGAATATCTAAATTTAAAACTAAGCAACTCTTTGCCTTAGCCATATCCCCACTTTCTTCTAACGTTTCATCAAAACAAAAAATAAGATTATTCAAATAAATATCTAAATGTTTATTAAAATATTCTGCATATCTATCTGATTCAAAAAATGCAAAAGCCATTTCATGACTCATACGTGAAATTGAAATATCATTAATTGAATCAGAAAAATGAAAAATGTTCCCATTCCATATATTTGATGCAAAAGCCTTTTGCAATTTTGTAGCCGTAAGTGAAAATTCTATTGTTGATTTATCATTATAATAGCAATCATAATTTTCTAAATATCCGCTTTTAGATTTATCTGTAAAACTATAACAAGTATCAAAGCTTTCAGTTTCCCAATCAGGCTCAGAAAAGTAAAACTCAGGATCTTCTTGTGGTTCTGGATGTGTTAAGTTCAGAGCAAAATCATATCCATGATAATGTAGGTAATAACTTTCACCTTCAACTTGTTTGATCTTAATTCCATGTGAAATCAAATCTGCTTTTTGATATCTATTATTTAAAAATTCTAAAAAGCTAATATTTTCCATATTAATATTCAATTGATTTTCATATTAAAAACCGTATCTTATACATATTATTTAATAAATCAACTCAACAAAGTTAACTTTAAAAGACCACTCCACATGAGTAGTCGAGTTTGATCACTCGATTTTTAACAACAGCAGACAAACTAGTGCTTCAGTGGTATTTATTGTCTGACGTGTATCGTATCTAGTTGTTATGGTAGGCTATATGGGGAGGTCAAACCTGCCGTTTACTGTTGTTATCGGTCGACCAACCCTATTCATTTTGACTCCCTAAGTTTGGTCGTTTAAGTGGTGTACATAACTAACAACCGAAACGCTATTATGAATAAAAAAGTTCACCCATATCTCGACAAAATCTGTTAACAACCTATTCAATCATTAGACTTTGCAACACCTACTTTAAAAATAAAACTCATTAGCCTTCTTAAAAGTTTTGGAGGCACAAAATGAGAGACATTACCTTTAAACTCAGCGAAGATAACTATCATGTCATCAATGAAGTTTGTATCACACTCAAGATTATGGCAAGTATGGGACTTTTTAATACCTATAACAGTTGTAACGATCCTCAAAAGACAGCTTAGTAAATGTACTTGTACAAGTAAAACAATGACTCAAACAGGTCTTAAATGAAAAGACATTACTGTAATTTAGATTCCTGTTTAAGCGCTAAACAGGATTCAATTCCTCGCACTTTAAAAACAAAATGCCCATGATTTCAACCATGGGCATTTTTACGTTTAAATCATCATGAGCAATCAACTTTTACGGCAATTTCAAAATCTTTCCAGTATTGGAACTGTAATAGCGGTCGATGCTTCAGCATGGAAGATTCGCTTAAAAATTGATGAAAATGAGACTGATTGGATTCCTATTCCGACCATGGCTGCAGGCGTTGTTAAAATTTGGCGCTGTCCATCGATCGGAGAACAATTTTCAGTTTCAGCACAAGGCGGTGAGCTGACTAATTCGGTACCGCAAATCAGTTTATTTTCTGAAGATTTCCCTCCCCCAAGCGTAGACCCTGACGAGGTTTATATTCAATTAGGTGACCATTCTTTTGTTGTCAATGTCGCTTCAGGCGAAGCCATTTTTAAATTAAGCAAATGCACCTTTGATGTTCCTGAAACTGAATTTACTGGTCAGGTCAAAATTCTAGAAAAATTGGACGTTACACAAGGCATTCATGCCCAACAAGATATCACCTCTGATACGGATGTCATCGCCCAAAACATTAGCTTAACTACACATAAAACTTTAGGTGTGAAAGGTGGTACAGACACTTCAGGAGGACCAACTCAATGAAAGGTATGCATCGATATACTGGTAAAGCAATTACTGATAATGATTCATTTCCTGAGCATTTATATCAATCTATGCATGACATTTTAAGCACTTTGATCGGCACTCGATTATGTCGAAGAAATTACGGTTCACTTGTTCCGCATCTGATTGATCAACCCTGTAATGACTTTACCAAGCTTCAGATTATGAATGCCTCAGCGACTGCACTGATTCGCTTTGAGCCTCGCATCAAAATTAGTCAAGTACAAGTTAGCCAAGCTGCTGCTGTTGTGGGCTATTGGCTGATTACCATTCTAGGCAATATCAAGACCATTACAGGTACTCAAACTGTTAAACAAGAATTTCTAATCGGGGCAGCTACATGAGTTCAAATCGTATCGATCTTTCTGCTTTACCCTTTCCAAATGTTATAGAGCAGCTCGACTTTGAAGCAGAGTTAGATGCTTGCAAACAGGATCTCATCGCAAGAGATCCGGAACTAGCGCCAGTATTAAATTTTGAAAGTGAGCCAATCGTTAAGGTTCTTGAAACTTTTGCTTATCGCTTATTGCTTAAAACCTCCCAAATTAATGCCAAAGCAAAAGCCCTCATGTTGGCTTATGCAAAAGGCGCAGATTTAGACCATTTAGCAGCTAACCGTAATGTTTATCTTAAAACCATTATTGAAGCAGATCCTACCGCAAACCCACCGATTGAAGCGGTTATGGAAGATGACGAGGATTTGCGTCGTCGAGTTCAATTAGAGCCTGAAAGTAAATCTGCAGGTTCAGTCGGTGCATATCAGTTTTGGGGTTTAGGTGCACATGGCCATGTTAAGGATATTGCGGTAGAAACGCCTGCGGCTGGATACGTTGATATTTTTGTACAAAGTCATATTGATGATGTTGCACCTCAAACTTTACTCAATATTGTGGATGTTGCATTAGATCCTGGTACTAAGCGACCGTTTACAGATGCCGTAACTATAAAAGCAGCCACACCTTTTGAATGGGCAGTAAACGCCACTTTAGTTTTATTCCCTGGTCCTGATTCTGCAGTGGTTCAAACAGCTGCTGAAGATGCCCTCAACACCTACATTAAAATGGTTAATGCTTTGGGGTATGACGTCACTCGCAGCGGAATTTATCACGCTCTACATGTGGCAGGTGTACAAAATGTCATTTTGACTTCGCCAGCGAGTGACATCATTTTAGCAAAAAGCCGGTATGCAAAATGTATTGGCACAACGCTTACAATTACGGAGTTTCGCGATGTCTAAACTCTTACCTCCCAATGCCACAAAACTCGAAAAGAATATTGAGGAGCTTGGTGAAAAAATTACTGCACTTCCCGTCCCTTTTGTTGATTTACATCGTATTCATCTTTGCCCTGTTGCTCACTTACCTTGGCTTGCATGGGAGCACCGTGTCGAGTATTGGCAGCCTAACTGGGGCGAATCACAAAAACGAAATGCCATCACAGAAAGTAAGGCTTTCAATGCGCAACGTGGCACCCGATCTTCCATTGAAAGTTTACTTTCAACTGTCGTCCCTCAATTCCAATTAACCCCTTGGCATGCACTCAATCCGAGACAACCGCCATTTACTTTTATAGTGAATATTCCGACTAGTTACCTGCTCACGATTGACCAATTACTTCAAGTCTTAACGGCCATTGAAGCAACAAAATCGGCAAGAGATGCATATTCAATCACGGCAAAAGTTAAAACAGAAAGTCATTTTAATGTTGTCGGTGCGTCACATACGGGTGCAACCGTTTATCTATCTACAATTTAATAAGGTTTAAATTATGGCTGCAAAATACTATGTTGCTTTGACTGAGTACGGTTCATCATTGATTGCTCAGGCTCATAATGTTGTCAGTATTCAACTCACCGCAATGGTGATTGGTGATGCAAATAATCAACCCTATGAACCTATTGACCAAAAAAGCAGAACATCTTTAGTCAATGAACGTGCCAGAGTTCCTATTCAGTCTGTTGAAGTACTGGAGCAAACTGCACGAGTCTCTGCCACGATTGAAGCAAATATCGGTGGTTTCAATATGCATGAATATGGCTTTATCGATGCCACTGGCCAACTGGTTTATATTGGTAATTATCATGGCGCATACAAACCGGTGATTGCTGAAGGTGCAGGTGGTGAACTTGAAATTGTCACAGAAATTAAAGCAGATTCAGGCGCTCAAGTTTTAGTCGAAATTGATTCCCACGTTGTCACTGCAAATAAACAATGGGTTTTAGATCAAATCAATAGTTTAAAAGAAACTATTTTAAGCCGACATGATATTGCTATTGGCGATCCATTCATCACCACAATCTTATTCAATAATTCAGATGCAGTGAATAAACATAAAGGATATGGCGAATGGCAAAAGTCGGGTGATGGTCATGCCCTGGTTAGCCGTGCCCTAGAAAGTAATGAACTTGCGCCTAGTTTTATGAAAGTAATAGGCAACACCGGGGGCGAATATACCCATAAATTAAGCATTGAAGAATTACCAAAACATAGCCTCAATATCGATGCAACAACAACCGACAGTCCTTGTTCCGCTCGCCCATCATTTAATTTTTCAACTGATAAGCCTGCCAACTTGAAAACTAACGAGATTGGTGGCGATAAAGCCCATAATATCGTGCAAAAATCTATGGTGGTCGATGTTTGGATCCGCACTGCATAAAAGCAAAATCCTGATTAAGACTTAAACTGGATTGTACTTATAGAATATTAAAATCTCAGACCGCATGATGACTTCAAATCCACAAAACCAATATATTTGGAGTAATCATGGCTGAGTTTCATCACGGAATATCAAAACGTGAACCCACTTCAGGCATCATCCCGATGCGAGATGCTGACACCAATGTCATCGGACTCATCGCCTTTTCGGATGACGCAGATGAAAATGTTTTCCCACTTGATACACCGACTTTAGTGACATCAATCAATCGCGCACTAGCAGCTTCAGGAACTCAGGGTAATTTAAGAGCGTCCTTAGAAAACATGTCCGCTATTACTTCACCAACACTTGTGGTTATTCGTATTGAAAATCCATTTAAAGGTGAGATTTTTAATCAAAGCCTGGTCATTGGTACAACCTTACCAACTGGCCAACGCACAGGTATCCAAGCTTTACTGACTGCAAAATCAATCTTGGGAATCACACCTAAAATTAATATTGCACCAGGTGTAGAAACCCCTGAAGTCGTCCAAGCTTTGGCAGCTGTCAATAAGAAAATTCGTGCATTTTCTTATGTCACCCCACGGGATATGTTCGGGGTAATGCTTGAAACCATGCAAGATGTTACAGCCTATCGAGATACCCTTTCAGACCGTGAAATCATGTTGATTTGGCCAGAGTTTACCAGTGGCAATGTGCTTCAAGGGAATAATATTCCTCAACCCAGTGGTGGACGTATCGATTACACCATTAATGGAATCGTAAATACCCAATACTTGAAAGGTGCAGAATTCGAACAATTCAAATCTTTAAATATTACCCATGTGTTTGTTTATGAGGGTGTTGAATATCTTGGTGATGGAGCCTTTTACGATAATAAGATTTCAGGAAAACTCGTTTTCCCTGAGTCATTACAACGGATTAAACAAAATACCTTTGCAAATAATCAAATCAGCGAAATCGTTTTACCTACAAAATTAATCGAACTCGATAGCTTTGCATTTGCAAATAATCAAATCAAAACTGTGACTGCATTAAGCCTGATCCCACCAACCATAGGTAAAACCTTTGCATCATTTTCAAATAACCCATTAGAAACAATATATGTACCTGCTGCTTCAGTGGATGCCTATAAATCAGCTTGGGATATTTATGCAAATTTCATTCAACCATTGAACTGACTAAATGCAAAAATCCTGTTTAAGACTTAAACAGGATTGATCTTATAGAATAATAAAATCTCAAACCGCATGATGACTTCAAATCTGCCAAAACAACATATTTGGAGTAATCATGGCTGAGTTTCATCACGGGATATCCAAAAGAGAACCCACGTCAGGCATCATCCCGATGCGAGATGCTGACACCAATGTCATCGGACTCATCGCCTTTTTGGATGATGCAGATGAAAATGTTTTTCCACTCGATACACCGACTTTAGTGACATCAATCAATCGAGCACTTGCAGCTTCAGGGACTGAAGGAAATTTAAGAGCTTGTTTAGAAACCATGTCCGCGATTACCTCTCCAACATTGGTGGTTATTCGTATTCAAGACCCGTTTAAAGGCGAAATTTTTAATCAAAGCCTGGTCATTGGTACCACATTGCCTACAGGACAGCGTACAGGTATCCAAGCATTGCTGACTGCAAAATCAATCTTGGGAATCACGCCAAAAATTAACATTGCACCGGATGTAGAAACCCCTGAAGTTGTCCAAGCCTTGGCAGCCGTCAATAAAAAAATCCGTGCGTTCTCTTATATCACCCCACGGGATATGTTCGGGGTAATGCTTGAAACCATGCAAGACGTTACAGCCTATCGTGACACGCTTTCAGATCGTGAAATCATGCTGATTTGGCCAGAGTTTACCAGTGGAAATGTCTTCTTGGGAAAGTCGAAAGGCCAATGTGATCCATCATATTTTGCAGTTGAAAATGTGGCCATGGATTTACCAACAACGGCTCAATATACGATTACTTATGATCTTCAGATCCCTGTTGAAAACATAGATTTAAAAAATCAGGTCTTAAAATTTGATAGCGGCACAAACAGTACACAAGAAGAATTTGAAACGATTATTCGTCGAATTTTACTTTTAGAAAGCGGTCAACAATTACTCGCGGATGGCGGTGGTGGAATTGCATATTTTCAACTCTATCGTGATTGGATTAAGGGGGGTGATGGATCTGCCTTTATGGGTAGTAATGGATCTACAACTCAAGGTACAGCGACGATAACTTTAAAAAAATCTTTGAACGCTGAATATGATTTTTTTGATTTTTTAAGAAGAGACGATTCTGCGACACCTTTGGTTAGCCCTTTTGAAATTCACTCTTGTGGTGTTCAAAACTTTTTAGGACTTTAATATGGATCTTACATACGGACCAGGCATCCTCTCTGCTGTTGTAGCAGCAGCTGCTTTACGTGCTGAAACTGACAAAAAAGTCGGCTGGCATAAATCACTTTCAAATATTCCAGTGACTGGACCAACAGGAATCAGTCGCCCTATTACTTGGGATCTAGAAGATCCTGACACTGACGCTGGCTATCTCAATAGCAAAGAAGTTACTACGCTCATTCAACACATGGGCCTTCGTTTTTGGGGCAACCGCACTTGTTCTGCAGATCCTAACTTTGCATTTGAAGTCTCAACACGAACAGCCCATTTTCTACTTGATACCATAATTAATGGCTGTTTCCCCTTTGTTGATGAACCCTTAACGCCTTTCTTGGCCAAAGACATTATTGATTCAATTGATGCAGAGCTTCAGGAGCATGTTGGCGAAAAACATCTATTGGGTGCATCGGTTTGGTATGACCCAAATGAGAACTCAACTACACAATTACAGCAAGGGCAAATGTGGGTCGATTATGACTACACCCCTATTCCACCACTTGAAAATCTAGGCTTAAACCAACGTATCACAGGTCGATACTTGGTCGACTTTGCTCAGTTGATCAATGGCGCAAACACCACAGAAGGAGTTTAAGCATGTTACCAAGAACGCTTAAAAATTTTAATGTCTTCGTCAATATGCATTCATGGGCAACTGTAGCCGAAAGCTTCAACATCCCGAAAATCACCAAAAAAACTGAAGACTTCCGTGGCGCAGGCATGATCGGTGATATTGCTTTGGCCATGGGCTATGAAAAGCTTGAAGGCGAAGTGACCTATGCAGGTTTTGACGTCAAACAATACCGACAATTGGGGGTATGTGGGACCAACGATTTACCTGTGCGCTTTGTCGGCATTTATGAGAATCAAGATACCTGCAAGATTCAAAATGTCGAAATTTATATGCGTGGCCAGGCATTAGAGCTTGATCCTGGTGCCTCAAAAAATGGCGATAAAACTGAAATTAAAATGACTTACAACTATACCTATTACCGCATGGAAGTCGATGGTGTGATCGAAGTTGAACTAGATTTCATTCGAGGTATTGAACGCTTTGGTGACAGTAATCTCGTTGCCGATATCAAAAAATTACTTGGTCTTTAATAGACCAAGTTTCACCCCCCATTTTTATATTTAAATCAGAGAAAATCATGACTAAAGCAACTGAAAAAACCACTCAAGCACTTAATTCAGAAACCATCACAGATCCGAATGTTAAAACAGCAATTTTAGAAAACCCCATCCTTCGTGGTGAGATTAAAATTACTGAAATTCAAATTCGTAAACCCAACGTCGGTACATTACGCAATTTAAGCCTACAGGATGTGCTCAAGTGGGAAATTAATGCGGTGAATACTGTACTTACCCGTGTTACTCAACCAGCCCTTAATGTGGCTGAATTAAACGCCATGGATGTATCTGACTACACCACTTTAACAGTGGAGCTCACCAGTTTTTTAGTCAGTGCGAAAGCCAAATCCCAAGCAGCGTTGATGACGTCATAGCGAACCTTGCTGTGGTTTTTCATTGGACACCGAAAGATTGTGAACATTGGGAAATAGAAGAATTAATGCAATGGAATGAACGAGCGCGCGCACGTTCTGAAGTCAATCATTGACCAGGTAAAAATATGAGTAGTCTAAGTCTAAGTGCAATTTTAATGATCGTGGATGAAGCTACTCGTCCTCTTAAAATGATTCGTCAGAATTCGGATAACACCGAAAATTCTATTGAAGATCTTACCCGGAGTATTGACCGCTTAAACCGCACTATGGGCGGTTCAGATGCACAACAATATAATCAATCTCTAAAACAAACAGAAAAATATTCCCATGCCGTTCGATCAGCAACAAAAATGTTGGTGACTGAATATGGTCATGTAGATCATGCATTATCCGCAATCCTCAATAAAACAGATCAATGGAATGCCAAACTTGCTGAAAGTAGAGCAGCAATCCGAGAAGAATTTAAAAGCATGGCCATAGGCGGTATCGCTGCAGGTGCAGGACTTTATAAGTTTTTTCAACCTGCCCTTGAGTTTGAAAAACAAATGAGTGGTGTTCAGGCGGTTTTAGATTTAGAAAAACATAGCAAAACAATGAAAATGCTTGAGGATGATGCGCGTAAATGGGGCGCAGCGTCATCATTTAGTCCAAAGGAAGCTGCAGAGGCGCAATTCAATTTAGGTTCGGGCGGTTTTAATCCTAAGCAGATCCATGAGGCTTTAGGCGGTACCTTACAACTGGCTGAAGCAGGCAAGGTAGAACTTGCTGAGGCAGCGCAAATTGCCATAGGTACACTGAATGGATTCGGTTTAGCAGCCAAAGATATCAACCGAGTTAATGATATATTTTTACAGTCCACCAATGCGACTGCAACCAGTGTTCAAGGTTTAGGGGAAACCATGAAGTATGTTGCACCTGTTGCCAAGCAATATGGTGCAAGTATTGAAGAAACTACCGCAATGGCTGGCCTATTGGGAAATAATAATATCCTTGATACCCAAGCCGGTACTTCGCTTCGTGGCATCATGTTGCGTTTAGCATCACCACCAAAAGCAGCCAAAGCAGCGCTTGAGTCGTTAAATGTCACAACAGTAGATACAAAAGGCAATCTGCGTGATATGTCTGATATTTTGGATGATATTCGAAAATCTACTGCAGGCATGGGTTCACAAAAACGCTTAGAACTCATTTCAGATATTTCAGGTGTCGAAGCTGCTTCAGCAATGGCTGTATTGGTTGATCAAACAGCAATACTTGATGAAAACACAGGCAAAACTGTAAATAAGATTAAGCAACTCACCAGTGAGCTCGAAAACTCTGAAGGCGCAGCTGCACGAGCTGCTGCGATTTTAAAAGACAATCTTTCAGGCGATATCGAAAATATGGGCGGTGCTTGGCAAGATTTTAGTATCTCCATACAAAAAGTGCTTGGCAATGACTTACGTACTTTCATCCAACAAGTCACAGAAATCATTGATCGAGTCAAAAATTGGGTGGATGCAAACCCTGAGCTTGTACGTACCCTTGCCAAAATTGCTATGCAATTGATCATGTTTAAAGTGGCGATGTTAAGTATTAGATACACCACCAACTTATTTTTTGGGGCAATTGTTGGCATGATTGCAGGCATTACCAAGCTTGCTATTTTAATGTTTGTATTGCGGACTGTTGCAGCCAAGCTAGGTATCGGCCTACCGAGCCGTTTCACACTCATAGCAAAAACCATTCAACTTGTAAGTCGTGCTTTTACTTTCTTGGCCAGTCGAGCGATTCCGTTATTGCTTGTAGGTTTACGGGCAATGAGCATTGCCCTGCTTACCAATCCTTTGACTTGGATTATTGCAGCAATCGCCCTAGTCGCATTTGTCATCTATAAATATTGGGGGCCGATCAAAGCATTTTTTAAAGGGTTTTGGGATGGTCTAAAAATTGGCCTTACGCCTGCTATAGATGCAATTCGCAGCGCATTTAATAACATCAAAACCTCACTTGCACCCTTACAGCCGCTTTGGGATGCGCTGATAGGCGCGTGGACCGCATTTAAAGGCATATTGGGTGAAATACTGACACCGATGCAAGCCTCCAATCAAGAGCTTCAAAATGCGACTAATTACGGCAAAATATTGGGTGAATTTATTGGTCTACTTGCAGGCATATTTATCCAATCCTTTGTGACTATAGGCAGATGGATTGGCGAGACTGCAGCCAAAATCGTGATATTTGTTGGTGCCGCTATGGCTGCATGGGAAAACTTTAAAAGCGGTGTAGTGGCCGTTGGAGCGAGTATTGTTGATCATTTACTTTCGCCGATTCGATTAGTGATTGGCGCTGTCAATACGCTCATTACTGGACTGAACAAAATCCCCTTTGTGAATATTCCAAAAATTCCTCAAATTCCACAATTTAGTAATACTGCAGCTGCTGGAACCACGATCCCCACTAAAACGATTCAAACGCAGTCGATCGTACCTTTACGCTTGCCTCAAGCGAAAACATCAATCAATCATTTTGCACCGGCACAGATTCATATTTCTGGGGTTTCTGATACTCAGGCTGTTGGTTTATTAATGGATCAAAAATTAAAGAATTGGCAACAATCTGTCGCTTCAGCACAAAACCGTAGTTATAGCGACCAGGACTAGGAATACACCATGTTAATGAGCCTTGGACAGTTTTTATTTAAAATCGATACCTTGAGTTTTACAGAAATTCAGCGACAAAGGGCGTGGAAATATGCTGAAAATGAAGTGGCTGCAGGCAGAGCCAAAAAGCAATACACCGGTGTTGGTTCAGATACCGTAACTTTACCTGGTCTCATTTATGAAGAATACGGGTTCGGGCGTCGCTATGCGATTGATGAACTTGCAAGCATGGCCAGTACTGGCCAAGGCTTTGTTCTTATGGATGGTAGCGGTTATTTATACGGTGTCTATGTCATCGACAATATTGACGAAACCAAGACTTACCTTTTAGACAATGGCGTCCCTCGAAAAGTCAATTTCACCATAAAACTTTCTCGTACCGATGACGAACGCATCGAGGAGCAAACCGCACCTGAAAACACAGATGAGGTGATCACATGATAAAAACACCTACATGCCTGATTACTGCAGACAATAAGCCCTTAAATGATTTAATTCAAAGTCGAATCATTAGCGTAACTGTAACCGACAATCGTGCAAATGAGGCAGATGAACTCAGCATCGTGCTCGATGACAGTGATGGCATTTTAGAGTTACCCAAACGAGGTGTGCGCCTGAATTGTAAAATGGGGTTTATCGGTGAAGAACTGCATGATAAAGGCGATTTTATTGTCGATGAAACTGAATGGTCAGGTTCACCCGATCAAATCACAGTCAAAGCCTCTAGTGCTAATTTTAAAAGCAACCTAAAAGTGGCGCAATCCAAATCATATCATCGTAAAACTTTTGGTGAAGTTGCTACAGAAATTGCAAGAAAGCATGCGTTAGAACTCGTCATGACAGCAACATTAAAATCCATCAATTTAAATCATATCGATCAAACCAATGAGTCGGATCTCAACCTATTGGCTCGGTTAGCCAAACAAAATGGTGCAGAAATGGCGGTAAAGAAAGATCGCTTACTGATATTCCAAGCAGGTACAGCCAAATCTGCTTCAGGTCAAAATTTACCTTCAATCACATTGACCAGGAACGATGGCGATCAGTTTCGTTATAACGAGCAAGATCGGGAATCAGATTACACTGGTGTTTCTGCAAGCTATCAAGATCTAGGCAAAGCAACACGTAAACGAGTCACTTCAGGCAATCCCGAAAAACGCGGTGGTGGCAACGATCCAACAACCAAAACCAAAATCATCAAAGGAACATTTGCCAGTAAGGAAGAAGCGCAACGTGCGACAGATGCAAAAATGGCAGAAATCAAAAGGCAAATGGCAAAGTTCGGCATCACCACGGCTTATGGTATCCCTGAAATTAGTACAGAGTCACCCGTCAAACTCAATGGCTTTAAATGCGAAGTTGATAAGCTAAAATGGATTGTTGAAAAAGCCACTCATAGCTATGCTAGAAGTGGCGGGTTAACTACGCAATTGGATTTAGAGGCAAATATTAATTAATTTTGAAGTTTATAGGCAGTTTTTTAGAAAGTGCTAGGGCTGATGCTATGCCTCTTCCAATTGTAATAATTAAGATAGATGAAATTACTAAGAAAAAAACACTTATAAATTGTGCAAAATCATATAACCACCCATAAATAGGTATTCCTGATAGGCCAAAATACGAAAGGAAAATTAGAGAGAATTTATTAAAAATAAGAAATCCGCCAAAAAATAGATATAAATATATTGGAATATAAAAAAATTTTTTAAGCGAGGATTTTTTATATTTTGAAGATATTTTAACACCACCATCATCATCTTTGAGCTTAATAACAAACCAAGCCCTATCAAAATCCGCTGCTGATTCAAAAATATTTGGACATTTTCTTGAAATTGCATAATCAAGAAATTTTGCACCAACCCAATTATTACAAGTAGTTTGCCTAGCCTTTAAATCTCTTAAAGAAAACTCCAGAGAATTATTTTTATAATAATTCTTAATATAATCATCTAAAATATTTATTTGAGCTTCATAATATTTTCTTTTCTTACTTAACCTAAAGGTTTTTGAGAAAATAAAATAAAGCAATGGGGTTAAAGGAATAAAGGGAATAACTTTTAAAATCGTTTCAATAAACATAACCAACCAACTACTTATTCATAATTAATATAAAACACAATCAACCCTATTATAAATGTAAAAATCATAAGTAGGAGTGAAGGAAAAAACATACCAAAAGAGTAGTAAAAGAAAATTATAAAAACAATGCCTAATGCTAAACTCACTAAGACATCAACCATTAGCAACATTAGTTTTTGGTGATCATACCGAGTTTCAACCTGCCTAAAAGATTTTAAAAAAGAATTAGATACAGATTTATGCTTAGTGTTCAACAATTCAATGTGATGATCAATTTCATCCCTTAAAGCGGATAGAGTATTATTTTGATTTCTAATAAGCATGGTTAAAATAATAGAATAAAATAAAATACCCAAAATAACTAAAATATTTGTAGTATTAAAACCACTTGCAGAACGACTAAGTTTATCTGCAGCAATAATAACCGAAACAGGAACACCAATTAATTGGGTTTGAATATCAGAAAAAACCTTATTTAACCTTACAATTAAATCAGCTTTTTCTTTTTCAACCTCTTTTCTAACCGCCTCATATGAAAAGCTGGATAAATATAACTCAAACTCATTTATCAAATTAGTGTAAATATGCTTTATATTCCGTAAAACATCTCCAAATTCAATAGTTTCAAAATTAATAAAAAACTCAATAATAACTCTTTTTAAAATTTTATTCTTTTCTTCGGAGTTTAAATCATCATGATTATTTTTAGCCAAAAAATCATCAATAGCTTTATTTTCAGAAATATCTGAAGAAGAATAAAGATCATTAATAATTAACTTTTTCTTCCCTAAAAATATCATTTCTACAGGATTTGCATTATCGTTATAAAAATCACACTTTTCAGAAAAGTATTTTATTAAATTACAAATTTTTTCATAATTTTTAAAAAAATTACTCTTAATTTCACCTTCTAAATATGCCTCCTTAGTATCTCGTATATAAAAATTAGCGTATGGAATCTTTCTTCTTCTTTGGCTACCACTGAGGAAAATATCCAAAGTACGATATGTACCTTCGGGATGATGAAAGTCAAGATGAAGCGTTTCATCATTAAACTCTGCATAGAGATCATGGGAATCAGAATATAAAGTCAGGAATTTTTTAAATTTTTCGTATTGTGACGAATCAGAAATAGTTCCACGTATTTGCCCTTCTACTTGCTCTACATCAGGCAAAATACACTCGTAAATTTCCTTTATTCCTTTAATGAAATCTTTAGTTATGTGTCCCATATACTGGCTCTAAACACTTTCTGCTTTTTTAAGTTGGGCTATGAAGTCAGCAGCATCAAAAAATGTAACTTGATTATTACTTTCATTATACCTAACACTTTTTTGTATCTCACTTACAGGAACATTTAAAGTTGACTTGCCAACTTTCCCGCGCACCCATAATAAACTTTTTGTTTTTCCAGGATGTGGTTTAAAAGTATCACTAATTGGATATTTTTCGTCGTTTTCTCTAATAAAATCTAGAAAGTCATTTTCAGAGGTTTCATCATCTTCATTTTCCAAATCCTCTTGAGAAGAGGTTTCAGATAATATTCCAGTTATTGCAACTAAGCTTACAGCAGTTTTGTCTTTCAGCCTATCTTGTAAATATGAGCCTAAAGTTTCAAGTTTTGTTTGTGTTTGTGCATCTGTTAGTTCTTTATGCTTTGAATAATCCTTCAATGCTTCAATGAGATAGTTTGTATTCGTATTTGATTCTGCATAATTAAAACAACCTAATGCATTAATTAAATATCTAGTAATGTCTTGCTCTGAATTCCTTTTCTTAACAAAGGATAGACACTTTTTATTTTCTCCTGTGTCACTTAAGGTTGTTAGATTAATCCTTGCTGATTCATGAAAGTATTTCATATCAAAAGTTTGATACTCTGAAAATTCTAAACTAGTTTTATTGATGCCATAACTACTTTCCATTTTCAGCATTACAATCATTAAATAATGCTCTTTTCTACTTTCATATTCTAGAAATAAAATATAACCACCAGTAGCCTTATTACTCATTGGCTTTTTTAACTGCTCAACTATTAACTTAGTAGAAGACTTTGAAAAATCTAGAAAATTTGTATCTTCAGTTCGCCACTCAGATAGTGATTTATGAAATTCATTTGTTTGTATTGGCTTTAAATCTCCGAATGTATTTACCTCTGTACGATAAGCTTTGATAACAGAGGCGGTAAATTTTTTAAGTATAGGGTCTTCTAAACTTAGTAGTGTTGCTCTATCTTTATTAAAAGTAACTGATAATGAACCTGATTTTTTCCCAACTTCATGTAAAACAGCATTTAGAATTTTTTCGACCACGACTATCCCCCCAAAATTTAATCACGATGAATTTATGTACTTTGTATCATCTTAACAAAGTTTAACATTATCTAATACATCATTCAGCGTTTAAATTTAAGGCTAATATAAAAATTTAACTCTTCAAAAAACTATATTGATTCATTAAAAAAAGCCCTTCATAGAAGAGCTCTGAACATACTTTATTTTAATATTACTGTGGCGGCGTAGAACCACTCTTCGCTTTCACCAACTCAGCACTAGCCTTAATCAACTCTATACCTGATGCAATTTGATCACTCATCAAATCCCCAATTTTATCATTTTGAGTTTGATCTAGCTCTTTACCAAAATATTTGAGCGCTAACTCTTTAATTAGTTCATCTTTATCAGCTTTATCTAATGAACGAACATGAATTGGGAAAGCATTGATTTCAACATGAGTTTGATAAGCTTGCTCTTTTAATTTTTTAGCATGTGCCGATCTTCTTAAAAATAAAGTACAGAAAGTTAAAACCACAGTTGCGATTAAGACCTTTGTTGTAATAAACATAATCCAAAAATTTCTTGAAGTTTTATAATCCGAAAATTGAGGAAAATTAATAATTTCTGTAGTTGTAAATAGGGTAATGATAATTGCTAAAATTATTGTGCCAAAAAAATAAATGTTATTTGCTATATATTCATTATTATATTTTTTATATAAATCTATATATATTTTATTTGTTTCTCTTTGTTCCAATGCTAACCGTACTGATTCAAAATCCTTAACTTTTTCCTTTACTTCATCGAGCGCTGGCTGTAATTGATGCTTAATTAGTTGATTAGCATTTTGTAATGAAATAATAGTTAGTTTTATCGTTTCAAACTTTTCAATAAATTGTTTAGTACTATCCAGAACATTTTTTTGGTGTTCCGGCTCAGTTCGATTACCTGGGGTTATTATACTAGCTCTAAAAGTACGTATATGATTAATTAGTATACTAAATAACTCATTATTTTCGAAAGTTTCAAAATTTTCTTTTATAAATTCTCTAAAAGGTATGATTTTTCCATTCAGTAGGCTTCGTAGAATCTCTTTGATAGATCTATCTAATGGGTCGACATCAGCTTTAACATCATATATTAATGTTGTAATATAACGATTTAATAGATCATATACTTCATCAAATTCGTAAAGAATTTTTTCACCATTAGCATTACTAGTGTCTGAATTATTTTCCATGATTAACCTTTATTTTTGCCCCTATGCATCGTCTCACCATGAACCGATCCATTAGCTCATTATGAGCCAAAGCATTGTATCAAAAAGAAACTTTCTTCTATATACAAATAGAATTAAGTATTAGAGATATAAAAGAATGAAATTTTCTACATGAGTTGACTTCAAAAAAAATCATCGTTATATTGCAAATATCACAGCGAAACTGTGAACAGGCGTAGGAACCTGTTGTAACATCACAAGGCGCAAATTAAAGTCGCTTATGCGGCATTTTTTTTGCCTGACTGTTTAAGTCTGTCCTTAATGGTAGGCTAGACAGGGCAGCTTCGTGCTGGCCGTGACCTTGTGAACGGTATTCCTACACCCTGTTTAGTCTGCCACCATTCCGTAGGAAGAATGTTGGTGGGTTTAATACTTACTCACAAGGATTTAAACATGAACACTCAAAACAAAAGTGTGCATGCAGCACCTGCATATCAAAACCTAGACACTCTCTGTATCCAACGCTTAAATGCACCTGACTTTGCCCAACCTCAAAAACTCAGTACTCAAATTTTGAAATTTCTTCGTTCTAAAAAACGAGGTTAAATCATGCCTAAAATATATATACAAACCGAATTAGGCACTGAAAAATATTGCCCGATGTGCCATGAATACTTCCCTTTTGATGAAGAGTTTTACTTTAAAAATGGCATGAAAAATGGTATTCAAAAATGGGCTTCTCGTTGCAAAGTCTGCTATATGGAATCTTATCGCACGGGGTATGACATATGAAAAACATACTCTTGCAAAACAACGAATATCCAATTATTGCCTCGCCTATGCTCTCCAAAGAGCTAGGCTTACCTGCTGCATCCTTCTTACAAAAGTTGTATTACTTACTCAACGAAACAAGCAAATACAAACGTAAAAAAAATCTAACCCAATACAACAACCGTAAGTGGTGGTTTCATACATTCGAGGAATGGACATCAACACTCGGTTTATTCAGCCTGTCAACCATCAAACGTGCTGTTTCAAAACTCAAAGAATTAGGTTTAATTGAAATCAATAAGCTAGATTCAAACAAATCTATGCGAGTTAATTACTACACTATCAACTATAAAAAACTGAAAGAATTGTTTGGCATATCAGTCTCTCAAAGCAAAACTGTCGCTAAACCAAAAACCGTGACTGAAACAATTGTAGGTACTGACTCACCTACCAAACCAGAAGCAACACCTGAACAGCTAGAAACAATCCCAAGCCAAAACCGTGCCCTATATCGACAGCTTCGCCAACACAAGTTGGACATTGCTTTTGACGATCCACGTCTGCACTTTTGGAGTAACAAAACGAACGCTGTCATTGCTTATACCGTTTCAGCAAGTAACAGACTCAATATCAATAGATGGCAATGGCACACGCCTGAACAAGTCCTACCTGAAAACTTGATAAGGATATAAAAATGACAATTTCTAAAATTATTCTTAGAGTTAAAAATCCGCAGACCAATAAACGTCAGTTCTTTGTTTCTTCAAAAAAACTTTATAATTTCATCAATCCAAATGTGTCTTATAAAACTTGTATTGAAACCAACATTGTCTGGTCAAAACTCAGAGAAAATATTGATTATCACTATAATCAACAGTTTGATAGCTATAATTTAAGTATTAGTTCTGTGCAAGCGATCTTAATACTTGAAAACACGGAACAAAGTTGGAAGTATTTCTATGAATTATCCGATCTCATTGCAAATGGCTTTTCAGCCATAAATGACAAGGGGTAAAAATTATGGACATTCAAACTAGATTGTCTTTACTAGATAAACATTTAGCTTTATTAATTGAAAGTACTGAAAACTGTGAGTCGCTTACTGGAGAGTCTGTCTCAAGCACTCTATTTATTATTCAAGAGCAAGTCAGGCAAGTTATACGTAAACTAGAAAGTAATGAATAAAAAAAGCCCTCTTAAGAGGGCTTTTTCTTACGATTAAAAAGAGATCTAAAAAAATTTCTTATAAAATTATTCTCAAAATTTTTATATACCAATTTTTCACCAAAATGAACTTTAGCTGAATAATCAATAAAGAAAAATGCAGAAGAAATAAATAAAATTATCCAAAAAATAAGAATAATCCAAAATCCTTCAATAGAATATTTTTCAGTAATATTTGCATATAAAAGCCCTTGAGGATCAATAAAATTCCAAAAGAATATAGGAGCAAATCCAATAATAAAAAGAAAAAGATATATCAAAAATGCAGAATATTTTTTAAACTTTCTAAACCAGGTAGTTCTAAAACCATAGCTAAATTTAAACTTTTGGTCTATTTCAGAAAACTCTACCATTCCAACACTACGTCTATATCTAAAAATTGAAGCAGTTTGATTTGTTTGAGCCAACAAGTGTTTAGCACAATTCTTAGTAATAAAAGGGATTCCGATCAATAACTGATACTTTCTCATTTCTGCTAATTCTTGCATATTGGCATAGTTTTCATCTTCTAGAGCAGTATGTTTCAAGGCTAACAAAGCAGATTCATAATCTTCCTTTAATTGCTTCCTTTTATTAGCATTTAATTCTAAAAAAAACTTTGTTATTTGGACAAAAGCAACAAAAATTGCAAAAATTGCACTTATCGTTAGAATTGTAACTCTCATATTAATCCTTAACAAAGAAACTAGGAATAACAGGTAAACCACACCACTCTGCAACACTATTATATTTTCGGCCTAAATTTTTTATTAACTCAACCGCCTGGCCACCTTTTTCTATTAAATCATTAACTTCAGATCCTACCTCATTCGCTTCATTCAATATTTTAGCAAGTTGCTTCATACCACCAGAATTTTTCACTTCTTCTTCATCATCTAAATTCTGAGCAGCATCTAATGCAATTAAAGCCCTTTCTAAGCGTTTTTTTAATGATTCATTCTCAGTAATATCTATCAATTTATCTAAATCATCATATGAATGATTGAGCTCTATTCTATGATTCATCGCTATAGTTTGAGTATTACTTAATTGATTAACGATGGTTAATGGTGGCTGAGTTATAGGGGCTAGTGCTTTATCAACAATAGCCTCTAAGCTAAGAATTTGACCTCTTTGTAAGGAGATGATTTCTTTTTGAGACTCGATCTGGAACTTAAATAAATGAAGCTGATTTTTTAACTCTAATGCTTTTATTGGGGATAGATAAAACTCTTCAGCACTCTTTTGACCTTTGAGTACAAGTTCATATTCATGTAATGCTTTTTCTAAAGTTTCTATATTCCCTTCTTCAGTTTCTATAATCATGCGAACAGTTAAATCATGTTGTTCAATTTTAACAGTTGCATTCTGATCAGGATATTTATCACGTAATACGGTACCAAAATAGCTAAGAATTCCAATACCAGCTTGATAATATTCAGGCTCAAAAGTTATACATCTATCAATTTTTATATCTTGATCATTTTTCTTTTGAGTTTCATGTTCAACTTCTAATACTTTGATTGCAAATTCACTAAATCCGACTCCTAAAATTAAAAATGGATACTCAAACGTAAGTGGTGAAATTCTTTCTAATTTTCTTTTAACGAATTTTAAGTATTTTCTTGTTCCAATTGATGGATTGGTTACATTATTTTTATCTAAGTTATCTAAGAATTCCTTTTCTGAAAAATCTAAAACTAAAAGAATAGGTATAGAGATATCTCCAATCCTATTGGCTGTTTGGATATCGCTGTATATCCATGACATTAAAATAGATGATGAACTTGCAGTAGCAATTTTGATATAACATGAGTCTTTTTTTAGACCTAAACTCGGATTAACTACTGGTCCTATAGAGATGTTGGAATAACCGTTATCATCCCAATTTAGAACGCCTAATTCGTGGATCAAAGAGTCTTTAATCGATGCAAAAACTCTAAAATTTGAATTATCTTCTTTATATTTTTTGTAGAGCTGATGTGAGACATTTTCAAAAATTTGCTGTAATTCGTCTAATAAATATGGATGCTTATTTTGAAAAGTTTCCCAAGCCCCTAAATAACTAACAACTTCATTAATATACATATAAAACTCTTATAAACTTAATAATTTTAAATTGCTCAATTTATAGCATTTTTCTTTTTTTTATAAAAGCTTAGAGTAAATGAGATTTTACCCATTTACTCATTCATTCACTTTTTAGAAAAACTCTCAGCATAATTCCTTATCAAAGTCATCAAAGTATCTCTCTGACTCAGTTCTACGGAATCCCACAGTTTAAGCAGTTTCTTGGCGTCATCTGAAAGTAAATTTGGCTGAGTCCTCTCACCAGTAATTAGGTAATAAACATCCACACCTGCTTTATGGAGTGCTTCTAAATCATCCTGCCCCATAACACGCTCACCCTTCTCATAGCGCATTACAGCCATATTCTTTTTACCAAATAAAGCAGCGAAATCTTTTTGAGACAAATTTAGGCGTGATCGTTCCTGACGAAGTCGGTCGCCTCTTTGATCGTTATTCTCATTTACCATTTGGGATAAATCCATATATTAATTATCCCATTTGGGATAATATTGCTTTACTTATTTACCATTTTAACAAAGTTCTATATCTACCACAGTTTAATAACTGTGGCTTCAAAAGGAAACAAACATGGCGACTAAAGAATCTCAAAAAGAAGTACAAATTAGCTTTCGCACAACACCTGAAAATCGTCGTTTAGCTCGTATTGAAGCTGCGAAACTCAACATGTCACTCAATGAATGGATTAAAAGTCTTGTCGAAGCTGAACTAGATACTTCATCTCAAAATTCAAAATCATCATAAGTCACAGCTATTGAGCCATTCACAGAATTGCAGGAGCTTATTTACATTTCTTTGCAATTTCTTGTAGCAGAAGAAAAATTAAGTCTTTGGTGTCGGGAGCAACAACTACTTAATTAAATTCAGAGGTAATAATGAGTAAATCAATTGGTTTTTATTGCCCTCACTGTGGCATGCGTATGCATGTGTCTAGCCGAAAAAGACCTTCTCCACTCTTACATGAGTTGATTGTTTCATGTCGCAATGATCAATGCCTTGCAAGTTTTGCAGCGAGTTTAGAAATGGTGCGACCGATTCAGAACAGCATCAATCCTAATCCTGAAGTTCAAACAGGATTACCACAGCATAAACGCCAGTGGGAGCAAGAACTTGAACATCACATCGAAAGTTTAGAACTCCAAACCTCAATTGATGAACACCAAAAAAATTATGTAGAAGGTTTTATTTCTGCGCTCTTCCATTCGTCAACAATTGATTTGACCAGGGCAACGACTTACCGCAATCGACTTCTACAAATGAAACTTATATAGGCATTAATGATGGATCTTCAGCGTCGTATCGACGACAGACTTAACCAACTATTTAACTTTAAAAGAGTCGGTGAATGGTATCGTCAAGGTCTTTGTCCAAGTTGTAATGAGAAAGAACTTTACACACATGCAGAAACACCACGCATGGTGAAATGTGGACGTATTAATAAGTGTGGTTATGAGGAATACGTCAAAGATATCTGCGAAGAATTTTTCAAAGATTGGTCAGAATATCACCCTAAAACACCTGAGAATCCAAATGCGGCTGCAGATGCATATTTGAGGGATGGTCGAGGTTTTGACCTTAAAAATTTAAAAGGCAGATATACACAGGAACTATATCAAGCGCCTAAAAATAGAAATTTAGTCAGTGCAACTGTACGCTTCAAATTAGCTGACGGAATCTATTGGGAACGAATCATTGATCGTCCTGATCGTTTTGGTCGTCAGAAAGCCAATTTTATTGGTAAATGGACTGGCTTGGCATGGACCACACATGAGTTAGATGAACTTTGTAATGCAGGCAGTATATGGATCACTGAGGGCATCTTTAACAGTATTGCGCTTTCACAATCAGGCATAATTAGCTTGAGCAATATGAACAGTGGCAATTATCCAACACAATTATTAGATTTAATCAGCAAACGCTGCCATGAACTTAAGAAAGATAAGCCGCGTTTAGTTTGGGCTTTGGACAATGACAACGCAGGCAAGAAGTTTTTACCTAAACACCATAAGCATGCAACCGATCAAGGTTGGATCTCTACCGCTGCCCTTCCACCAACACCGATTAATGGAAAATCTCTAGATTGGAATGATCTATTTCAACGTGAGCAACTCACAGAAAAAGACCAGGAGAAATACCTCCATTTTGGCAAGCTTCAAATTGTTGAAACACCTGAAGAAGCTGGATTATTAATCTACAATTTTTATGGTAGCAATCTAAGTAAATTCTTTTTCAATCATAAGTTCCGTACCTACTGGTGGGAATTAGATTATGAAAAATACAACAAGGCAGTCCAGTACGTAGAAGAAACCCAACAAGAACAAATGCTCTCAGAGGAAGAAGTCCGCATTCAGGCATTAAAAACTTGTTCTTCAGCGAAAGAAATCTGTAATGCACAGCTTGAACCTCTGTATTTCCAACGCAACGAAATCACAGATGAATCTTGGTACTACTTCCACCTGCAAAGCCCATGGGGTGAAACCAAAACTACATTTACTGCGGAGCATATGGCTTCACGCAGTAAGTTTAAGCCCCGTGTCATGTCCGTGCTTTCAGGTGCAATGTGGACTGGTAGTGATCAACAACTAGAAACATTTATTAAACGTAAAACTGAAAAATTACGTGAAGTTAAAACTATCGATTTCATTGGCTATAGCAAAGATTATCAAGCCTATATTTTTGATAAATATGCTGTGCATAATGGGCAAGTTATCCCCAAAAATGAACATGATTTCTACAAAACAGGAAAAAAGGAATTAAAAAGCTTGGCAAATTCACCAGTGATTACCCTGAATCCTAAAAAGGAATTTTCAGCTAGTTGGTGGAAAGATTTTTATACATTGAATGGAGCCAATGGCTTAATCATTCTTGCTTGGTGGACAGGAACATATTTTGCCGAGCAGATCCGTGCGCTTAACTCCTCATATCCTTTTTTTGAATTTGTTGGTCAAGCAGGTGCAGGTAAATCAACTTTGCTAGAGTTGTTATGGAAGTTTAGCGGTCGAGAAGCCTATGAAGGTTTTGATCCGAATAAATCTACAAGTGTTGCAATTTATCGTAATTTTGCTCAAGCCTCGAATATGCCGATCGTTCTGATTGAGGGCGACCGAAATGATCAAAATGGCGGTGTCCAAAAAGCTAAATTTAGTTGGGACGAATTGAAAGATGCATTTAACGGTCGAGCAATTCGTTCAAAAGGCTTAAAAACCGCGGGTAATGAAACGTATGAACCACCATTCCGTGGTGCAATCATGATTAGCCAAAACACGCCTATACAAGCATCAGAAGCGATTTTATCTCGTACCTTGCATATTACAGTGACTACAAAAGGCCATAATCTTGACAAGAAAAGAATTGCCGATCGTCTTTCTCGTATTTCCTTAGAAGATGCATGTACTTACATGACACATTGCTTAAAAAATGAAGCAAAAATTCTGCAAACCTATTCAGAAAATATCCAAGCCTTAGAAGAAGAATTTCATCAAAAAGGCATTACTCATACTCGTATTGCACTTTGTCATGCACAAGTATCAGCAATGGTTGATGCACTTGAACAACACGTTTTAAAAGAAGTCATCGACTTGGATGAAATTTGCGATGCCAAACGTATTTTAGAGGCAATGGCACGGGAGCGTGTGGAGCAATTAAGTAGCGACCACCCTATGGTTCAACAATTTTGGGATGCCTACGAATATATGAATGTCAGCAGAAATGCAGCATTCAGCTTAAATCATCATGATCAAGACGCCCAAAGCATCGCTATCAATCTAAATGAAGTCTACAAAGTCGCTGCCCGTAACTATCAATCGTTACCTGACATCAATGAAATGCGAACGCTACTTCGATCAAGCCGACGTTATAAATTCATAGAAATGAATAAACCAGTTAAGTCTAAAAACTTCCCTGCAGATGAAGTTAAAAATGTGACATCAGAAATGCGTGAACGTGTCGTCAAATGCTGGCTTTTTACCAATCCATACTACAACCAACAAACATCTTTTAAATAATTTTTAAAGCGTGAATAAAGAAGCTTGGACTTCTTTTTAAGGAGAAATAACTTATGAAAAATAACCCTTTTAAAATTGCTCGTGGCGGTTGGTGGCCATGTGAAGAAAAAGTACTTATTTCAATGCTTGAAGATAAATATCCCGTACATTTTATTGCGGAAGTACTAGGGCGAGATCGTTTAGGTGTTCATGCAAAAATTGCATTGATGGAACGCCAAGAAGCTAGGAAATTGGAGGATGCAGCATGAACGATAACGCATTCGATCAATATCTTTTAAAAATGACAAAAGTATTAGATTCAAAATTGATTCTACCTGTTGAACACCAACTCTGGGACGAAAAAGATATCGCAAAATATCTAAAATATACGGTGGATTATACGAGAAAAAATATTATCCCCTGCCCTAACTTTCCACCTAGTCGACAGTTACCGACATCAAAAGATAGTGACCGTACATCACCACGTTGGAAAGCAACAGATGTAATTAAATATGCTATGGCGTTTGATAAATCAAATTTGAAATACAATGGGAATTGAGAAGAACAAAACATATAATAGCCACAAAAGTGGCTTTTATTTTATTTATGATTTTCTATGCGATTAATCTTGATAAACCAGGACTGATATTTAGTTCTTCTAAAATTTCATCGTTAGTAGGATTGTAGTAAATCAAAGCCTGCTTGGGATCTTTCCATCCAAAAACCTTACATAAAGTTAAAGCATTTTTTATACGTCTAGCCATTAAACTTGCTGCTTCATGTCTCGAATCATGAAATGTTAAATCGGAATTTTCTAAACCTGCAGCCTTTCGAGCCTTTCTAAATAATGTATCCCTAGATCCATCAGAAATAGTAAAAACTTTTGGAGAGTTTTTACGGTCAATTTTTATGGCCAACGTCCAAAGCTGAAGCGCAAAATCATCAAGTGGGACATTACGACTAGATCCATTCTTAGTATCAGGCAAGCGTATAAAACGTTTTTCTATAAAAACATCTGACAATGGTCGATTAACAATTTCACCTGATCTCATACCAGTAGCCATTGCAATTAACCATATTAAACCTACTTCTTGCATCTTCGAATTTGGAACTGTGCCTGGTATATATTTCAAAGCTGTAAGTATGCTTTGCAATTCATCTATTTCAATACGACGTTCACGATGTTCAGGTTTTTTGGGCTTCCGTAAATTTTCAACTGGATTAAAGTTGATCCAACCTTTATCTCGCCTACACCAGTTAAAAAATGCAGATAGTGTTGAATAGTCACGAAGAACACTTGCAGCACTTAAAGGGCGTATTGTCCGGTTCATAACTACGCTTTCCCATTGCTTGAGATATTCAGAGCGGTAATTAGCTAATGGCCAATCCACAAAAGGTAGATTATTTTGATAATATTTTAGCCGTTGGATCTCTTTTTTCGCAGTTTTCTTATACCTAGACACTTCATTCATATATCTAGTCAATGCTTCTTCTACTGTAAGAACTATTTTATTATTTAAAGCTTGTTTGGTAGAAAAATTTAAGAAGAATTCACGCTCTTGAATCTCCGCCCATCGCTTCGCATCATTCTTAGATTTAAATGTTTTACTTTTTCTTTGATTGAAGGCAATAAGATCTGCTCTCCACTTACCATTTTCAAGTTGATAAATTGACAGACTCATAAAGTTTACAACCTCAATGACTTATACAAATAAACACACGTTAAAAAATGTGTAAAAAACGTGTAAATGAATACCTAAGAATACCTCAAAATACCTTAAAAAAACCCAACACCCAGAAACGAAAAAACCCCGAAGCCTTTGTGTATCAAGGCTTCGGGGTTTATCTAATCTGTTTAACCTAAACTAATGGTCCCGAGGGTCGGACTCGAACCGACACGTCATCGCTGACAGTGGATTTTGAGTCCACCGCGTCTACCAATTTCACCACCTCGGGAGAGGTTGTGTGCGTATAATAGCGCGTTTCATTTTCTTGTCAACGACAAGTTTTCACATTTGTTTAATTTTAAGGCAGTTCTGGTTTTTTTGGATTATAAAACATCAATTTCAGCCATTAATTTGAAAAACGACTATACTAGCGGCAGTTTTTAAATCCCAAATGTCAGTTTTTCTTCCTCATGATGCAACTCTCCGATTTTAATTTCGAACTTCCCGATGAACTCATTGCGCGCTACCCACTTGAAACACGTAGCGCTTCTCGCCTTTTACATCTCAATGCAGATGGTTCATACCAAGATCTTCACTTCACCGATGTTTTTGATTTATTCAATGAAGGTGATTTATTGGTACTCAATGATACCAAAGTGATGAAAGCACGTTTAAAAGGTAAACGCGCCTCAGGGGGCGCTATTGAAGTTTTGGTTGAGCGTATTTTTGATCAGACCATTGCACATTGTCATATCAAAGCCAGTAATTCACCTAAAGCAGGTGCTGAATTATTTATTGGCAAAGATGAAGTTAAAGTGACGGTAACAGGTCGTCATGAAAACTTATTTGTGGTGGAGTTTTCTCAGCCTATTTTGCAAGTTTTAGATTTATATGGACAATTACCTATTCCGCCTTACTTTAACCGTGAAGCAGAAGCCATTGACACAGAACGCTATCAAACCGTGTTTAACGATCCAACCAAATTGGCAAGCGTAGCAGCACCGACAGCAAGTTTACATTTCGACCAAGCCCTATTAGAAAAATTAGAGCAAAAAGGCGTAAATAAAGCTTTTGTAACCTTGCATGTGGGTGCTGGAACATTCTTACCCGTACGTACAGATCAAATCGAAAATCACATCATGCACAGTGAATGGTGTGATGTGCCTGAAGCAACAGCAAAATTGATTCAAGAAACCAAAGCACGTGGCAACAAAGTGATTGCCGTTGGAACGACAGCAACACGTGCCTTAGAAAGTGCAGCACAAGCATCTGGTGGAAAAATTGCCGCGTGGACAGGTGATACACAAATCTTTATTTATCCAGGGTATCAATTCTGTGTGGTTGATCGCTTGATCACCAACTTTCATTTACCAGAATCTACCTTGTTAATGTTGGTATCTGCATTATCCAACCGTGACAATATTATGAATGCATATCAACATGCTGTTGCAAGCAAATATCGTTTCTTTAGTTATGGCGATGCAATGTTGATTGAAAACTCAAATGGCTAAGGTCTAACGAAGCACAATGTATTTAAAAGTTATTGCTTAGTCAGCATACCAATATGCAAAGTGTGGTTTAAACACCACACTTTGCATTCAAAATCATTTTTTCGTTACAATCAGGCATCTAAGCACCTGCCACAATAATGAATAAAGATGAATGATTTACTCACAAAAATTCAAAATGCCTTTAGTCAACAACATGCCAACAATGGCAAGACGCAGAACAATATCCATTCGATCAATCAGTTACTCGCCTCAAATCAAGACTTTGAACAGATCATTGCAAGCTTAAAGAATTGGCAAGATGATCCGAGTCTGTCTATTCAAAATTATACGTTTTGGCTTTTTATCGCAATTGCGATTGGCTTATTTGTGCTGGCTATTTTTACCCACCCGATACTCTTACTGGTTGCGGGTGCGAGTGTGGCTTTTGCTTTCTATAAACGCACTTCGACAAAAGCCCTCAATCAATTGATAGAAGATGCTCATCAAAAGAACCTAGAAGCAAAATATCAAATCCGCTTCTATCCCAATGCCTTCGATGAGAAGATTGAGTCTCCCTATAATTTCCCATTATTTGGTTTAGGGGATCATGAAAATACCATTGGTCATTGCATTTATGGCGCTTGGCAGGTCAACAGCATCAACTATCCATATATGCTGTTTAATTATCATTATGTGGATGAAATCGAAACGCGTGATTCAGAAGGCAAGAAAAAGACTGAATATCGTCATTATGATTTATGGGGGATCATTCTAGAAAACTTCCCTGCTCAAGGTATCAGTATTTCATCTAAACAAAATCGAGCCTGCCGTCTTGGGGTAAAATGGTCGAGTGGGGATATTCGTTTCGACAATCAGTACCAATTAAGTGGTACAAATGAAATGCAACTTGCCAAATTTTTTACACCAAATCATGTATTAATGCTTGATCAAGCCATGGCTTATTTTAAAGGTGATTTTTATGTTCAAGCCCAGCGCCCTTCTTTGTGCTGGCTGTTTAAAACGGATATTACCAAAGCGCAGATGCAAGTCGATAAAGTTCAAACTGTACATGATTTGGCTGCACAACTTGAAAGTATGAACATGCCTGATTATGAGCAGCTTAAAGATTCACTGATCACGATTCTACAAGAAGTCCAGCCTCATTATGGGACAAATAAAGTTGAAAAATAA